AATGACTGGACCGACTGGAATGACTGGTCAAACTGGACCGACTGGGCCTACTGGTCAAACGGGAATGACTGGTCAAACTGGAATGACTGGTCAAACTGGAATGACTGGTCCCACGGGACCGACTGGACCAACCGGATTGACTGGACCTACTGGACCTACTGGACCAACGGGAATGACTGGACCAACTGGACCAACTGGACCAACTGGACCAACTGGACCAACTGGACCAACTGGACCAACAGGGCCGACTGGACCCACAGGGCCAACTGGTCAAACTGGACCTACCGGATCAACTGGACAAACCGGGCAAACCGGGCAAACAGGACCTACTGGACCGTCACAATGGATAACGAGTAGTGGTAATTCTTCTACTATTTATTATTCAGGTAATGTTGGTATCGGTACAACAAATCCCACAGCAAATACATCATTAGATTGCAGTGGTAATTCTTTGTTTTCCAACATACAAGAACGCATACAAACTGCAGTTGGTTTTTCGGGTGGTACAACCAATGTATTGAATTATTCGGTAGGAGCAATTTTAATGATTCCTACTAGTGCAACCGTTTCCAGCAATTATACATTGAACATTACTGGATTACCTGCCCTAGCACTTAGTGGTGATATTACCAAAACATATGTAGTTAGTACGATCAATACATCACCATCAGTTGCGAGTAGTGCAAACAATACAATCATTGCGAATGTGATTTCTATCAATGGTTCGGCAGCAATTCCGATTTATTTTAGTGGTGGAGTATCAACCATACCGACAACAACTGCGAATGTGTTAGTACAACAAATTGCTTTAATTAGTACAGGAGGCACACCAATGGCATTAAGTAGTATAACACAATATAAATAATACGTGTTATATAACATTATACGTGATGATATATTTAATGAGAGTATTCATATGTTTGGGAATGTTTCCATTTCATCTTACCTATATAACTCGCCCATCTCCTATATTTTTACGTTCAGCAACTAAAGATATTTCAAGTCATTTAAATATATCACCAACACCGAATAGAGAAAATTATCCTATACCAACACGACATTATCCACATTCAAAAAAATATTATGAAAAATATTTACAACGATTAAATTCCAACAATCAAACCATACGTGATAATTATTTGTTAGGACGAGATGAAGAAGATGAAAAGAAAAACAAAATTGATGAATCTGAACCCAAAAAAAAACCCTATCAACGAATGGGAGATAAAAAAAAAAGAGGTATTCGTATTATTATTCAACCAGGAGGTCTTGGTGTTCTAGGAAATCCCGATGATATGGATTTTGATATGAATGACCAAGATGAACCACATGAAGATGATTCGTACGATGCATACAAAAAACGTAATGGAAAAAAATCCGAAAATTTTGAAGTAATTACCAAATTTCCTACTCGTTTTTCGGATGTAGGCGGATATGAAAATATCAAACAAGAATTGTTTCAATGTGTGGATTTATTACGTAATCATACCAAATATTCACGTTTTGGAGTTCGTGTTCCCAAAGGATTGATTTTGGAAGGTTCACCTGGTAATGGAAAAACATTGTTAGCCAAAGCATTCGCGGGTGAAGCTGGTGTGGGTTTCATTGCGGTGTCCGGTTCTCAATTCCAAGAAAAATATGTGGGGGTTGGTTCTACCCGTATTCGTGAATTATTTGAATTGGCCAAATGTAATACACCATGTGTAATTTTCATTGATGAAATAGATGCCATGGGGCGCAAACGTAGTGGAGATGGTGAGTCGTCTTCGTCGGAACGTGACAGTACATTGAATGAACTTTTGGTGCAATTGGATGGGTTTTCACCTTCCAATGGTATCTTTGTGATCGGTGCAACCAATCGTGCCGATTTATTAGATACTGCTTTGACACGCCCAGGAAGAATTGATAAACGCATTTTTCTTGGTATGCCTGATTCATTCACACGTTCCAAAGTATTGGATATTTATTTGAAAGGAAAACCTTATGATAGCAATACGGTGAATTTGATAGATTTGATAGATTTTACGTCCGGAATGTCTTGTGCTCAAATAGAAAACTTATTGAACGAAGCCATGTTATATGCATTACGTGATAACAGAGAAATCATGACGATGAATGACATTGACAAAGTGATGAACAAAATTATGGTAGGATGGCAACCAACCGAACATCAATTTTCGTCAGATATCATTGATCATATTGCTATTCATGAAATGGGTCATGTAGTGATGGGAATGATGTCCAAACATCATGCCAATGTATCCAAAGTGGTGATTAATTTGTATTCCCCTCAGAGTCCAGGATATACGGTATTTCAGCCGTCTTCTTCCAACATTCATACACGTGAAGGACTGTTTGAACATTTGATGATTTTATTGTCAGGACGAATTGCGGAAGAAGTATTTTATAATGTATCGGTTACCACGGGGGCTATCAATGATTTTGAAGAAGCACTTAAATTGGCCGAAAAAATGGTAGTATATTATGGTATGGGTAAAAATGTGATTTATCCGAGTAACAGTGATTATTATAAACAGAAAATTGATGAAGAAGTATTGGCGATTTTGAACGAAGCGTATGCGTATGCTGAATTAATCATCCGAGATTTCAAAGATTTTATACAAATTACGTCAGAAATGTTAAAACGTGACCGGGTAATACGTATAGAAGATTTATGGATATTGTGGGAAAATTCAAAAAAATGGGATTTTTATTCTGATAATCAAAAGATTTCCGTTCCTTTACCTCCTCCCCAAACTTCTCCGGGTGCGAAGCACCCTTTGAAGTTAGTTGTTGAAGGACTTCGTCCCTCTGATCAATCAGACCCAGATACCTCAACGTCGTTCATGGTCTAAAATAAAAATCCTCTAACCATTCATCTTTGAATTTAGTTATTAAAGGTGTAAAAGTCCCACTGACCAATTATATAGTAGTATATATAATTGAATAATTATGAAAAAAAAATCAAAAACATATCGTTTAACGTCAAAAAAAAGAGGTGGAACGGATCCGATACAAAAACAATATGATATTAACAAATGGAATGAAATATCAACTGGAGACAGAAAAGCCGCGACGATGAATGTATTTGCGAATGTGAGTAAAGATTTTATGACAAGACAAGGAGTCACTGCAGCGGACCAAGAAACTCATTTACAATCCATATTAGGGAAAATTTACAATCAAGGTTTTGCCAAATTACCAGGTGATACTACCAACAATTACAATGCCGCTTATCAAAAAGCGATTGGACCCATGGATACAGCCAACATTACCACAAAAAATATTTCGGCGGATGAGTTCAAACAGGCTCATGAAAATGCACTCAAAAATGTAGAAAATGAAGCAGAAACAAAGGAAGAAAAACAAGAAATAAGAGATTCTAATCAACAAGCTCAACAATTTAATGAATTGTCCAAAGAAAAAAAAATATCAAAAAAAGCTTTTTTTCAAAGATTTCCCAACAAGGTACGAACACAAAAATCTACAGAACAAACCGCCAATAAACAGCGATTTTTACAAAATAAAAAAAATAAATTATTAAACAATACATCCAGAAGACTCAGTGCAAAAGAATATGCAAAAATACATCGTTTAAGATTAACACGACGAACAAATTAAGAAAACATTTAAAAGATAGATATGATATTCTACGATAGATATGAACATAGAAATCATTGAAAAATTACAGAAAATGGAAGATTCATTTGATGATTGGAGTATGGAAGATAAAAAACAATTATTAATTCTTTACAGTATAATTTCAAGAAAAGAATATCTTATTTTTCAGTTAATTTATCAACATCATGGATGTGATAGTTGGGAAGATATTTTTCGTAATTATGACCCATCATATTTGTTAGACAAAGCAAGGGGTGTTGATATTGCGATTAAATCAATAAAACCTCCTAGGTAACGAGGGCACCTCGCAAGCTCGGTGCCCTCCTAAGGTTTCTTTGTAGACCATCTAGGTAGAAAATATCAAATTGGTTGTATAAGATCCTATACAACTAATTCACTAAGAATTCTACAAAGAAACCTTAGGAGGGCACCGCCACGTAGTGGTGGTGTCCTCGTTACCTAGGAGGTTTTACCGGAACCTGGGTTCCGATATTATAACCAATAGTTAAATTGTGTCATTCCTTCGTTGTTACCACGAAACAATGCAATCCAATAAGAACAATTTCCTGAACCACATACGACATATTTGGCTTTGGCCATGATATACGTAATAGCCAAGAAATATTTGGACATGACATAATTTTGAGAATAAAATACACGGTCTACCGTGGTTTGAGGATTTCTAGGTATATGACGAATTTCATCATAGAACACGATATGATTGTCCGGGAATGCCTTTTTCATTACATCAATGAATTCAGTTTCGTCTGATTGTACCAAGAAATGGAGTTCTGGATTTATTTTCAACAGGGCTCGGGCAGTGCTCAAATACTGTTCATAAGAAGGTAATTTGTTTTCTTTGGCTTTGTCATTACCGCGATAGAATAGTACACATAGATTGTCATAATCCAGAGAATATTTTTCTTCCATGTCTTCAATGATGGTTTGTATGGTTAAGGAAGGAGAGAAAAATCGTTGAACAAAGGGTTGTAATGCGGTATAATTCAGATGGTTGTAATGAACAAATTGTTGTTCCACGTCTTTACTAGTAGAACGTATAGGAGGGTCTCCTTCTTGGTACGTAGGCAAAGCTACGGTGCGTTTTTGATCAATAAAATATTCGGTTTTGATATCGGCAATACTGTTATGTTGCATTTTGTACCATGTATACATACCGGTGGAATCTATGTATTCCGGATGTGTGTGATGTTTGTTATAATAATCCAAAATATGTTCCAAGAAAATGGTAGTACATGAGAAAAAACCGGCACTATGACTTACGGTTAGTACAGGCAAATGTGTTGTTGTTGGTGAAGACATTTTATCCTATAGAATGTATTATTACTTGTTATTTATGTTTTTTTATAATTGTACCAAGTTATGACAATTCCCACGAAACATAGCAATCCAATAAGAACAATTACCACTATTACAAATCACATATTCACATCGGGACATGACATAGATAATAGCCACAAACCATTTGGACATGACCGAATTTTGGTAACGTAACTGTTTATCCACGGTAGTCAAAGATTTAGGTATGTGCCGTATTTCGTCGTAGAATATGACATGATTGTCTGGAAAGGTTTGTTTCATTGTGTCCAAGAATCCGGTTTCGTCCGATTGTACCAAGAAACGTATATTGGGGTGTTTGGTTCGTATTTTTTGAGCGGCTTCTATGTACTGTTCGTAACTTGGTAATTTGATTTCGGTAGCTTTATCATTTCCACGATGAAACAGTACACAAGTATTGGATAAATCTATTTGATATTTAGAAAGTATGTTTTCAATCAATTGTTTGATTTGTACCGATGGCGAAAAATACGTTTGAATAAAGGGTTGTAATGCGGTATAATTCAACCAACGATAATCAGAATATTGTTCTTCTTGTTGTAAATGGGTAGTTTTAATGGGTAAAGAATAATTATAATCAGGAGTTGCGGGTGGTACCTCGTATAATTCAAAATATTCATGTTTGATATCTTCGTTCCAATTTTGCGGAGTTTTGTAAAACATGAATTGTTGACTGGAATCTACTTGTTGAGGTAATTTTTGTTTTTCATTGTAATAATCCAAGATTCGTTGTAAATGAATCGTACAACAGGAAAAAAACCCTTGACCTGGGTGTTGTTTAATACGAATGATTTCACAAAACTCATCCGGTAACTTAGTTACCTTCTGAGTTAGTTGTTGAAGGACTTTGTCCCTCTGACCATCTATGGTGGTTTGTGACATTATATATGGATACGTACAAATTTTCTTGGAATGATTTGTACTGAATTATCCGTATCTTTTTGTATAGGTTTTTGTGTGGGTATGATTTCTTGGTACATATTTTCGGGAATTTCGGGAAAAAAGGAATCTGTGGTAGGTAATTGACATGATTCAAATATCAATTCATTGATGAGTATCGTATTACATTGAGGATGTTGTATAGCTTCCCGATATAATTGTGAGCCACCAATTACAAATACCGATTCTATGTAGGAATTATGAAGTTGTATGTATTGCAAAGCATCGTTCAAAGAATATGCGAAAAATACATCAGGTATAGGAGGGTCGGTTTCTTTGTTTTTCATAGATGATGTTAAACATATATTGATTCGTTTAGATAAAGGTGTCTTTGGTAGACTTTCCCAGGTGTTTCTACCCATAATTACTGCATTTTTTTTTTGAGAATTTAGAGTTTCTATGGTGGTTTTTCGGAAAAAATTCATATCTTCTGGAACATGCCAAGGAATTCTGTTTTGATATCCAATACCTCTACTTGTTTGTTCATAAGCTACAATAATTGTGAAAAATGGTGATGTGATAGGTGATTTATCATAGCAAGGAACAATCATGGTCATTGAAAATATACAAAGGTGTATATATTATATTTAGACAACGAATATGATGCAATCTATATTGCAAATTTCTACCATTAAAGACAAATCGTCTATCGTACAAAGGCCATTATATCAGGTTCGTCTAGGTACACAATCAAATACAAAAATAGAACGTTCATTTTCCAGTAATGTGTTTCGTGGTTCTATGTTTCAACGAGTATTACCAACACGTAAATGTGCATCCTGTGGTATGTAAAAAATCAAATATGATTTATTTACGAACATAGAAGACGTTGATAATATTATCGCATGATTCAATATAGTATTATTTATTATGAAGTATGATTCTTTGTTTAAAAAAGGAAAAATGAGTATATGTATGTTTTTGTTGTTGCTCGTAATTGGGTGTTCTATTGTTGCGATTGTATTTCCTCATGGTACCATGTTCGTGGAAGGACTTGTGAGTGGTACTGGTTCAATTACGAGTGGAAATGGTACAAGTTTAAATAGTGGCGTGAATTTATCCAAAATTTCCTCTATGAATAATGTTGCTTGTTCCCAAATGTGGCAAAATTTAGTAGCAGATGGGGCGGGTTATACGATGGTAAATGCATTGCAATCTCCAGATGGTTCATGTGTGGTAGATTTTATGGATACTGATGGTTTATTTTATACGGAAACGTGGTCCAGTCAAAACAATGGTGTTGTGTCTACACCCACGCCCGCTTCTGCAAATATTTCTGGTACACCCACGCCCGCTTCTGCAAATATTTCTGGTACACCCACGCCCGCACCCGCTTCTGCAAATATTATCGGTGGTATTGTTCAATCCGGTCAAAGAACCATTATACATGAAATATAAAACCTCCCTATATTTAAATAATGTGTTTTAGAAATATAGGATTATGTATTCTTATCCTCTTCATAGGATGTATTTTATTATTTCATAAACAAAATTATAATGATAAGAATACCACATTTTCATATAAAATGTCTGAAAAACATTTTACGGAAGGATTAGCGGGTAGCAATGATTCTTATATTCTAACGCAAACGGAAATAAAAGATACACCGCGCGAAATGAGTGAAAAAATGAAAACAGTCAATTCGGATGGTACTTATGACGAAGCATCTTATGGTATATCAATCAAATCAAAACATAAAGTAGAATGTATCAGTCCAGCTTCATACAACAAGAATACATTTAGTTGTGATTGTTCTTCTGGATTTGATTACGAAGATTCCTACGGATGTATTTCCAAATGTCCAACGTGGAAAAAAACCAATTCTGACGGAACATGTACGGATTATTGTAATTATATCACAAGTCCTTATCAATTTTGGAATGGTTCTACTTGTACGAATTGTCCGATTGGATTTAAAAATGATGGTAACAACAATTGTATTCCTATGAACGAATGTCCGATACATATGTCGTATACTACTCAATCACCACATACATGTGTTTTACAAATGACACCTACACCCACCCCGTTGGGTTGTAAACCGTATGAATTTGCCAATGCTGGACATTGTTATCCAAAATGTCCCATAGAAACCGAAATTTATGATACGGTGGCAGGATCATGTAAATCGTGTAATATATTGGGACCATCTGAAGCTCCACGTTATATGAATTATATTAATGATGGTTGTAACAATTGTGTACCGGGTACGAGTTGTCGTATTGGTGAACAAATAGATCCTGTTTCTGGTTTATGTGTTTCAACGTGTCCTCATGATTGGCAAAAATATGTTGAATTGGAAACAGTGGCTGGAGTATGCAGTAGTGCAAAATACAATTGTATTCCCAAATGTGAATCCAATCAATATTATGATAATGGTACTAGTACTGGAACTGGTCAACCACCAGGTTCATATGCCGAATGTCGTTACTGTCCAATTGGTTCAATTAGTGATGGAAATAACAATTGTGTACCTGCTGCAAAAACTCCGGCTCCGGTACCCAAATGTTCCGTCGGTTATCAGTTGAACGCGGATTCAACTGCATGTGTATCTAAATGTGACCCGTGGAGGTATAATGATCGCGACGAACCGACTTATTGTGATTTATTATGCACTTCTGAATACCAATTTTATGATTTAACACTAGGAAAAGATAAGTTTGGAAATTTGATGAATAATGGATGTGCCAATTGTCCGGTAGGTTATATTGTTGATGATAAAAATGTATGTTCTATATGTGATGGTTCAGGTGGTTATGTAATGATAGGTGGTAAATGTACTCCTAAGTGTGACCTTGATTGGCAAACATTTGATTCAACACATAATGTTTGTAATTTTAATTGTACAGATATTAGACAAGTTTATAAAAAAGGTGTCGGATGTCAATACTGTGACAAGGGTTATTTAACCGCACCGGATTTGAACAACGATTGTCGTTCTAAAAAAAATAATTGTGACGAAGAACGAGGATATTTTGCCGAGAAAGATCCACCGGATAATGGTGGATATTATAAATGTAATTTTAAGTGCGGTGATTGGCAAAATTGGGATAATACGTTGCAAACACCCGGATGTGTGAACAAATGTAAAACGGCACCTAATTTGTTTTATGATGTAAGTAACGATATGTGTGTTACTTGTCAAGACAAATATCCGACCAATGTTGTAACATTTAATGCTTCAGATAATACATGTAATGTAGGTGCCAGTCTTATAAAGGAGGTGGCGGTTCCGACTGTAGCTCCTTCTGCGGCTCCAATTAATTTAGTTACTAAGGCTGCTATAGTGTCCCCGGTTGTGGCTGCTCCTACTGCTCCTCCTGGTCCGATAACTACTATTAGAAACAACGGAACCATTTCTTGTGATGCATATTGTCAAGGTAATCTTGGAATATCATATTGGAATGAACTTCCTGATGGAACTGGTCAATGGCAATCAAGTCAAAATTGGAAGGGAGCCAAATGTATAAGTGCATTAGGCACAGATGGAAAATCTATTGGCTGTGACGTGGCATCCAACGTTCCATATGCACCCAATCTTCCAGAACAAAAATGTGTGTGTGCACCCAACCCTTCCGTACCATGGCGACAGACACTTTTACCTACTACCAATTTTCTTACACCTACTGGTCCGATTACTACTCACGGTAA